TCCAACCTGAACTGTGCTTCAGCCATGCCTGCGCCAAACTTCGCACCGCTGCGCTCCATGTCCGCTTCAAATTGCAGTTTGGTGCCTTCAACCACGGCACCATAGTGGATGTCTGCTGCGTTTGTCTCGTTGAGCTTCACGGACTCAGCAAGCACCGCAATGGGTGTTCCCGTCGAGGTGATGACCCCCGACGACACAAACCCTGCTTCCTGCTCAGCAAGCTGCCTGCGTGCCTCTGCACGGGCACGGGCAACATTCTCCCTGCTCTGTGCCTCCAGTGCCTTCTTGCTCTCAATGGTGGCATCTGCGTTGCGCTCGGCTGCGGCAGACTGAGCCAGCGCTGATGCCCGCTCTGCATCGGCTCGCTGCATCTCCATCTTCTGCTGCACCTGCCCGATGAGCAGTTGTTGCTTTGCTTCCTGCGCCCGCTGGTCACGGTTGTAGAGTGCCACCTGCTCGGTGGTCTTGGCTTGCTGGTATTGCGAGTAGGCACTGATCGCAGTGCCGATGATCACCACCGCATAGGCAGCGTAGGTGAAGTAAGCTGTAGCGAGAACAGGGCAGAAGTTCATAGCATTAACTGGGCTGGGTGGGACTCAAAGTTCTCAGGACGGCTTGCTTCAGGAATGTGACTCTCTGCCGCATTGCCGATGAGACGGTTCTGGATTGGGATGGTAATCGCCAGCTTCATCTCTGCTGGGTCGGTGAGGTGCGTGGGGTGGAATGTTGCCCACTTGGTGTCTTCATGCACAATGATGAGGCGGCGGGTTCCTGGCTCGGTGATGGAGCAGAAATGCCCGTTGGGTGCATCCACCGCATGGATGTGCTTCACCTGATACGTGACCCTGCCCTTGTCGTCGGTGACTTCCTCCAAGATGTCACACCGCCCGTAGAAGATCACGTATGGGTGCCACTGCCCGTGCATCGCTGTGGTGCAGATGGTGCCTGCCCGCAGCACCGTGAACCGTGCCATCATCCCAGGCATCGTGAAGTGCTCCAACTCGCAGGGGAGTTGCGGGTGCTCAAAGCTCAGTGCGTCGAATACGTTGATGATCCCTTCAAGCTCAAGAGTCTTGAGCGGGATGTTGCTATCCTTTGCCAGTGCAGCAATAAACGCACGGGTGTCAGGGTTAGGTGATTTAGCCAAAATACTCATTGGTGTGGATGATGCCCATGATGCAAGAAGGTAGCGGCAGGCTGCTTTTAAGCATGAGGGTATGGTATGGAGTATGCCGTGCGCCCACCACAATGTCAACCTTGGTGGGTTTGACGGTGCGCAGCCCAATGTCGGTGCGGTCCAGCACATCCATAGGGTACCATTGCAGTGTGCTGTCGTCTGGGTCGGGGTGGTATTCCATACCCCCTGTTTGCATACACACCAAGGTGGACTTGGCTGTGCGCTGGGTGCGGTCCTGTGCACTACCATCCTGCAAAGGAGCGTCCAGCCACAGCCCTTGCCACAGTGACTCGTAGCTCAAGCCGACACGCACGAGGGTGGCTGCGGTGGCGAGCGTGATGCTGCCGGAAGTGACGGTTGCAGTGAGCACTTTGCCGTCAGCGAGCACCACCACACTCTTGCCTTCCAGGTGACTCAACCCATTGATGACAGTCTGTGGGGTGTCATTGGTGATGAGCACGCTGGAGTCACAGTAGCAAAGCTCGTCCTCAGCACCCTCAAAGCGATGGCGTGCTGTCTCCTTGTGGAATGACTCGACATAGTGCACATTGACACTGTTGATGGTGCGTTTGATGACAAACCACACCTCATCGGCGTTGAGTGATCCGCCGTAGATCACCGACACTGAATCAAACGACCCGTCAGTGATGTGCTCTGCCCAGGCCACCACGTTCTGCTGTCGGTCATAGGTGAAGCTCAGCAGCCTGCCGTCATTCATCACGCACCACAACACTGACTCGGGTTGCCTCTGCACTGCCCACTGCTTCACCCCTGACTTCATCAGGTGCGAGGCAATCTGCGTCATGCTCTGCTTGACGTGCTTGTTGTCCGAGAAGCTGTAGCTGAACTCGGTGATGTTTTGCCTGTCGTTGTTGAGGAACAGCAGCCCGTCGCCAACGATGATTGCCTGCACTGGGGCGCTGCCTGCGTGCGTCTCCTTGTTCACCCTTGGGGGGTTAGTGGGCGTGAGGATTTTGCCTTCGCTGCCACTGTCAGCATACCACTCGTCAGCAGTAGTGCCAAACGCCAGACCCTTGCCAAAGCTCTTGGCCCACATGATCGCGTTGGACTCCTCGGACGCAGCGCGGAAAGCCAGAGCACCATCATCACTGGTGAGCACGGTGAAGTCAAAGAACCCGTCGAAGCGGCTGGACCTGATGGTGTCCAGTTCACCAACCCCAGTGGGACCACCACTGCCAACCAGCACCAACCGCTGCTCATGCAAGGTGCCCGTCCTTGGCCAACCGCGATAGTCAGAGTAAGCGCCCTCGCTCCACAGCGTCGTGGAGTCTGTGCTCCACAGGTCTTTGATCACCTCAACTGTCACCTGTGTGGGGGACAAGTATTGCTTCACCTTCACCAGTCCGGTAACTCGGCTGTTCGCTGCTTCCAGCACAGCGTAGTCACTGGCAGTGCCGGTGGCATCACGGGTAAACTTGATTTTGGCATAGACCTCTTCAGCCGTTGTGCCCGTGGCGTTGACCGTGCGCATGTTGGCGACAGGTTGGCTCCATGTCCGCTCTGCCTGGAAATCGTTTACCCCGTCTTTGCTGAACAGGATCGCCGTGGTGCCTTTGTATGCGGTGCCGTAAATGTAGATGTCCCACCGACCATTGAGCCGCAGCACGGGTGACTCGCCAGATGCAGCAAAAGACTTCTGCACAAAGCTGTTCTCACGACGGTGGTCAATCTTGAAGTAACCCCCCACCATCCCTGGCTCAAAAAACGCCTTGCTAGACGTGAGCGTGACCGATGTGCCCGTGGTGGCTGATGCAGCCATGGTGTGGTCATTCTCCACATTCTCGTCCCGCATCGGTGGCATGTCCCACTCCACGTCAGTCATGCGCCATGCAGCATTGCCGTAGCGCTCAAGCACTCGGGTGCGCACGTCGGGGTGCAGCAGCCACACCTGATCATTCACTTGCAGCGGGTTCACCTCAAGTGCCTGTGCCAGCGTGTATGGGCTGGGCAGCTCCAGTGGATAGTCAGCGGCGACAAGGTTGCCTGCTGTCACATCACCTGCGACGGTAGCCCCGGCTGTGTGATCGACCAGGACTAGGTAGGTTGTGCTGCCTGTCTGCACGTATTGGCCAGCAGTGTGTGACGCTCCGGTTGTCCACAGGTAGATGTTAGCCAGCTCTTGCCAGTAGTCATCGCCCTCTTCGGTGCCTGGGATCAACCCTGCTGCCGTCTCATGCTCTTTGACGTTATACCAGAGCTTTGAGATGTATGTGACGACGGTGCCCTGTGCGTAGACAGGTGTGCTGGTCCACGCTGGGAGAGAGTCACCAACCCCAAAAACAGGGGCAATCGGTGCTCCGTCCGTTAGTAAGCTACCTGTTGTGTAAGCAGACAAGAACCTGAAAATACCGCACCCATACAGCACCCAGTCCCCCGCAGCCCTTGCAGTGCTTGCTCCGGTCCACGCGGGGATTCCTGTGACTGCGTGCCAAGGCGCACCAGCATCCCCCGGCTCGTTAGATGCACTCGATGTGTGGTCGGTGGATGACACATACGACTGAGCGCCGACCCGCACAATGTCGCCCTTCTTGTATGCTTTGCTGGATGTGCTGTGCGTCTGCGCTTCTGCTACTTCCCAGTAAGTAGCCCACGATGCACCCGTGTTTGGTTTGTTTGTCGAACTAGAGTTGTGCGCAACTTTGCAACGAAAGCAACGGAAGTTACCCGCAATGCCAATATCTATTCGATCACCAACCACCATTGATTGGCCGGACACCCAGCTCCTCCGGTATATCCAAGGGGACCACTTAGTCTGGTCAAAAGAAGACCCTGACGTGTGCCCAGCGGTGCACACCCAGCAACTGACAACGAGGAGCTTGCTATCATCAACAAAAAAGTAGAAACCAAAATCGCCCACTGCGTAGACAGTAGACGCTGCCCACACTTTGATGTTGGTGGTGTTCCAAGCTGCGCTAGGTGGCTGATTACCCCCGCCTGGGGTGTGGGCTGTTTCTGCGAAGTAAACGACATTTCCCTGCTTCACCGGATCGCCCACTTGATACTGAGGTGTGGTGCCACTCCATGCATTGGGTGAGCCAACCCCGAGATGCACCCGTGCTCGGTTGTTCCAGAATCGCAGATAGCCCTCACCAAACTCAAGCTGCAACCGCGTGTCGAGGCTGTAGTTGAACGGCTTGAACACTGCTTCACCTGCGTTCTTTGTCCGGCCTAGGTATTCCAGCCCTGGACGCTTGAACGCAGCACCTGCCTCGCGGGGCACGTAGTTCTGCAACACCTTGTTAGACGATGCTGCTTTTTCGAGGTCCAGACGAAACTGAACCTCGGGCGAGATGATGCCCCCATTGGAGCTAACACGTTGTTGGTGGACCTGGGGCATGGCTAGTATTGTTCTCCGTAGACGCGGGTGATGTCAGCAGTGTTCAGACCATTGCGCGGCGGATGCTTGTCCTTGCGCTCAAAAGCGTTGGTGCGCAGTGCCTCATAGAGTTTGTTCTGGAACAGACCAAGCATGGCATCCCGCTGACTGTCTGCCCCGGTGATGGGCTTGGCCAACGCAGCAGCGAGCTTGTAGCTGAACAGTTCAATGAAGGTCTGGTCAAACTCCGCTTCGTCGGTGCCCGCCACCATTGCCTCAGTGTAAACCACATCCACCTCGTTTGCGCCGATGAGGATTTTGCGCCCTTCAATGGCGAAGTCCACACCCTCAAGGTGATCCACTTCGTAGTTGTTGCAGGAGCGCAGCTTGATGCAGTCTGCTGACAGGCTGATGTAGTAGGGGTAAGTGTGGTCCGGTGCGACAGTGTATTTGCCCACCACCATGGTCGAGGCATACTTGCTATCGACAAGGTAGAATGTGGTCGTGGTGAGCACCACAATCTTCCACGTCCCGTCTGCACCCTTGGTGTCCTCCACCGTGACCTTGGACCCACTCGCTAGACCGTGCGCCGAGCCTGTGGTGAACTTCACCTCTCCGGTGCTGTGGGCTGCAATGACGGTGGGGGTGACGTATGTTGGTGTCCAGGTCTTGGTGCGCCGTGCGAAGTTCCAGCGGTAGGATCGCAGCAGGTCGTCCAGTGTCGGCTGATAGACCACCAGCACCTTGTCCACAGCAGCGTGTGCGCCAGCGGTGAGGTTGGCTAGTTTAGGCTCACCCAGGTGACTGAGTGCGTAGTTGACGATTTCAAGCTGGTTCATAAAAAGCAAAAGACTGGGACTCCGAAGAGTCCCAGCCTGCGCTTACTTTGTCAACCCGACAGTTTAGATGCCCTCGGGGGAACCGACAAACAGTTCAAAGAGCAAAACGCCCCCTGCTACGACGGCTTCAACGTTGCTGAGCACCACTTGAATGGTGTCAGTGGGCTGCAACTCTGGGGTTCCAGCAGTGGGGCGACCAAACGCCACACTGTTGTTGTCCAGGGATGCAGCGGTGGTCAAATCCACAGCAGCACCAGTTGGGCCGATGCGTTGGATCTTCATGTCAAGGTCTGCATCACCCGCATTGGTGTTGCTGACACGGGAAACCTCGGGGATCAGGAACCCTTCGATGCGAGGCATCTCCAGCTTGATGATGTCCGCGTTGGCTTCTGTGCCGACAAGGGTGTATTCGATGCGCATGTAGCGCACGGGGGCCTGCACGTCCCGGTATGACCGAGATGCGTTGCGGGTGTTGGGCCAAGCTTCACGCTCGGTAAATGCTGCTGTTTTGAAGGTGGGCATTGTCTTATGCTTCTATTGGTTTGGTGTTCTCAGTTGAGGTTATGCGCTGAGGTCTTCGTCGCAGTAGATTTCAATGACGTGCTCTTCCCAACGACGCATGAAACCCCACTCGCCCATGGCGCTGACTTGACGGGCAAACTCAAGGTCGGCGCGTTCCACGATCTTGATTTCCAGCTTGTCAGGTGACATGTAGATGCCCTTCTTGCTGAAGGCCAAGCAGGTGCGGATGTTGGAAGCAACAGTGAGCCTGTTGCTAACGATCACCCTGAAGCCCATGAGGGGCTTGTTGTTGTCCTTGATGAACTCGCCAATCATGGTGGCGTAAACATCGTTGGGCGACGTGGTGATGTATTGGAACAAGTCCTGCACCTGACGTGGGCTGATGACGAGAACGAACGGATCAGAGGTCAGCGACAAGTCGTTGCCCTGGATGATGCGGATTGCTTCGATCAGTTTGTGAGGAGTCAGACCACTGTTGACAGCAGCAGCCTGGTTGGGCACATAACCCACTGCAACCTGCTGGGTAGCGGGCAGCGTGATCGGAGTCACGTATGGGTCGGCACCACCATAGACGGTGGCACTGGCAGCTGCTGCAATGCCTTCGTCAATGCTGCGGTTGAACGCATACTTGAGTTCGGCTTGTAGTTCGCTGGTGGGTTCACCGAGCATGGCGAGGAACTGCTTGTCGCTGCGGTCGAAGATGTGGTGAGCACTGAACTCACGTTTGGTCATCTTGCGCTTGGCAGAGAGGATTTCTTTCAGTTCGGTCTTGCTCAGACGACCACGACGCTCAGTAAAGCTAGCCTGTCCAATGTCAGTGTAGACCTTCTCTTTGCCATCAAAGGCATCGACGGTCACAGTGCCGGACATCTTGGCAACTTCCTGTTGCACGGTGTGCTCCCAAGTTGCGGAGAACATACGGATGTAGTTCTCGGGGATCGGAAGCGTGGGGGCGCAGAGGTTCTGCCGCTGGAGAGCGGAAGCGGGCACGGCAGCGTTAGCTGCCACGAACAGGACTGCAAAAGCAGCGACCAGTCCGGCGATGGGATTACCAATGGCAAAGCCTTTGGCAAGGAGTGTCACAGCGAGGGCGACACCAACGAGTAACAGCATGTAAGATGCTTTCATTTTTAGGTGTGTTTGGGTTGTGCGTTGTTATGCCCTGCCGCTACATTGTCCCAGCTTTGCCGGGGTGCGTTTTGCAGTGCTCCCTACGTGCTGCATTGGTTGTCCTCGTGGGGCCACAGCGTTTCGGAATTGATGAATTGTTACCTCTTTGCAAAACAAAGCAAGTGCAAAATAAATTACCCCCGCCTCGGCATCACCGAAACGGGGGCAACCCTATGTCCTATCACTACCGATACGAGCAACCACGCCCGCCGCACCAAATGCTAACTGGCGTTGCCGTAAAGGGCAAGCACTTTTGCAGTGATCGCTTTGTGCTGTGGGTGCATGTTGTCATGGTATGCAGCATAGTCCGCATTTGATGGATTGCTGATGATGTCCATGGCTTGTGCAGACCCAGACAGCTTGTTACCAATCTGCTGCTGGTTTGCCAGAATGTCCGGCGACAGACGATCTGCCAACCGCGCAAGACCAGCGACGAACGATGCACCGAGGATGTCCACGTCGGTGAGGTCCGCGTTGGGGTCGATGGTTGCATACATCTGCTTGGCCTTGGTGACAGCAGCACTGGCGTTCTGGCCAAACATCTGATTCAACTCCTTGGTGCGTGTGTCTAAGAACTCACGCCCCTCCCGAGCTTCGTCTGCCATTGCTGCTGCACTCGCTTCCAGTTGGAAGTTGAACAGTGCTTTGGCTTGTTCACCCGTCAGACCGATGCCGTGGAACAGCTTCTCGGCTGCTTTGGCGTGCTCGGCGTTGTAGGCAGCAGCGTGGGGGCTGTTGTCTTCAGGCTTGAGCGCATAGTCCTCTGGCTTCTCCGGTGCGGCGATGCCGATGGACTTCAGGAATGCATTGCGGTCTTCCGGTGTTGCATCTGCTGCCGGGGGTTTGATGTAGCCATCAAGTTTGCCGGACATGGTTTGTTCGGCGTGCTTGTAGGACTTCACGAAGTCCGTCAGGTTTTTGAACTTCGCAGCAGACGGCTGCAAGTCCTCGGGGAGAACCGTCTGCCACCCTTCGCGGAAGCTCAGGTCATCCCCGATCAGTGACGGGGGTGGCGTGTTGTCCGGTGGGGCACCCCCACCACCTCCGCTGGGTTCTTCTCCAGCGGGGTTGTAGAGGCATGATAGGGCTGTGAGGAATAAGCGCATGATTTATCTGGGTTGTCGGTTGGGGGTTGTTACTGGTTTGCGTAGTGGGCAACCAAGGCTGCGTAGGCTACGGGGTGGTTCTTCTCATACCACTCAAGCACAGCAGGGGTTTTGTCCCCAAACTGCTTGGTAGCAAGTTCCACTGGGTATGCCGGGATTGGCACACCCTTGATCACGCGGGTGATCTTCACCCCCGGCTTAGCTGCGTGGATGAACTCAGCTTCAGCGGGTGGTGCTGCCTTGGCAGTCCTCTTCCGCTTAGCGGCTTTCTTGGCGCGGGTTTTCTTGACTGGGGTTTCCCCAAACAACTCGTCGATGAGTGGCTTGGCTGACTTTGTTGCGGCTTTCTTGGCCATGGTGTTGTCGGTATCTATTTGTTAGGTTGACTGCGGTGTAGGGGGCTACCCCTGGCTCATGCGGAAAAGGAAAGCGGACATGTCCCGCAGACCCTCAAAGTAGGCGTTGGCTACTGGGTCATCAGAATCGCTCATGGTGCGCGGCGACTTGTAGGGTGGCACTGCGTGGTTCAGCGCAGCCAGCAGCTTCTTGCCACCACCTCCGCTGAACGCTGACTTAGCATATTCGTGGAACTCAGGCAGCGGCATCACCTGGGCAACTATCTCGTCGATGGTCTTGTTGGGCATAGATTACTGGGTGGCGGCATCGGCACGGGCAAGCAGTTCTTCCTCTGCCTTGCTGCCTTTGACCTTGCCTGCTGCACTCGCCACCTGCTCCATCTGAGCGGCTTGGGCTGCGGCTGCTTCTGCCTCGGCGCGGGCAGCTTGAATCTCTGCCATCTGCTCGGTAGTGCGCAGCACGTCCTCGGGCACTCCGTTGCCCCGGCTGACAATGTTGAGTGCCTTAGCCATGTCCATACCGTCGAGTGCGGCAGGGCCGATGAGGGGCACCATCTCCGCGCGGAACCGGATGTCGGCAATGATTGCCTCACGGTTGCGGTTGGTGATGGCAAGAGCAATACGGCTGCTGAAGACGATCTGTGGTGGCATGATTTCCATGCTGCCGTCCTCCATCTCGATCTGCATTTTCTTGGGCACGGGTGGGAACCGACCAGCACGCAGCATGATGAGGAACTGACGGTTGAGCACTTTGGTGTAGTGCTCCGTCGCCATCATAGAATACTCCGGTGAGAACAGGTCGATAGCTTCGTTCTGGATCGCAATTGCCTCGGTGGCAGTAATCTCCTTGGTGATTTTGCGGAAGGCCTTGAACACGTCGAGGTGCAGTGCATCCTCGATATGCTTCTGCCGCATCCGCACCCGCTCCTGCCCTTCGATGCTGCTGCCCTCGGTGCCCCAGGTCTTGGGCATCCGATCCGGTGCGGTGTAGTAGGTTGGTCCCCCCGGTTGCAGGTTGACGTTGCCCTCAAACTCCACTGGTAGCAGCAGACGTGGGTTAGCTGCGATGGCTGCAAGCAGGTCGAGGTCACACTGCAACGAGTTGAGTTGACGAGCATCCGCCAGTGCGTCGATGGCAGCAGAGCGACCCCAAGGGGTGTTGCTCCAGCGCAGACGACGGCTGATGACAGCAGGGAACTCGGGGAACCCTGACTTGCGCACTAGGGTCTTGCTGTTGAGGTGAATCCAGTTGGAAGCGACGGGCATGTTCTCACCACCCAGCATGTTGACATCATACTCGTCGGGATCACGGGTGTAGATGCACAGGACATACACGTCCTCCTGCTGCGTTGACTTGTTACCCGCAAGCCTGCCCTTCACTCCTTCTGGCAGCGCTGCTTCGCCAAACTTGCCCTTGGCTTGCTCAGGGGTGAACTGCTCGGTGAAGTAAACTTGATCCACCTCACGGTCTGCGTTCTCCATGATGCTGAACCGTCCAGGCTCATACCGCTTGGTGCTCAGCGGGCGCTCGGGGTTGCCCGTCTCGGTGATCATCAGCGCACGGGTGCCAAAGGCTCCACCGTCGATCACTGCCTCAAAGTCCTCGGCGTGGAACCCTGTGGCGTTCTGCTCACGCTCCATGATTTCAGTCACCTTCTGGTGCCACTTGTGCACCTCCTCATCGTGACCATACATCTCATGCGGTGTGGCACTGAACCAACGGCTGTTGGCGGGGGACATCCACGCCTTGATACCTGCGCCGTAGTCGTTCACCGCACGCATGAGCGTGGTGTCAAACAGGCGAGTGCTGCGCGTGGCATCCTTGTTGCCCGACACCCCCGTGGACGTTTCGCCGCTGATGTTCTCAACGGCTGGGCGTGCATACTTGGCCAACTGCTCAAGCACTGGTGACACCTCACGGCGTTTCTGCTCAGCAGCCTCATAGCGCTGGATGCACTCTTTGACAATGGTTGCGTCGTCTTTCATGGGGTGAGGGGTGTCGTGCAGTTAGCTGTTAGCCCAGGGTGGACTTAGCCGGACCCAAGGTAGTCTTGGTCCCAGCTGGTGCGGTGGACACCACGGATGCGCCCGCCATTGGTGCAGCCAGTCTGCTCTTGGCAAACCCACGACGACGCTTGGCCGCACGCATCGCCTCTTGGGCAGCAGCCTCGGTGTCCTGGCTGGTGCTGCTCGGGGGTGGCGCATACTTGGGTGCCGGGGGTGCCTCATACGCGGGCATCTCTTGCTCTTTGCCCATCTGGGCAAGTTGGGCTTTGAGCATCTGATTGTTCAGCTTCTCATTCTCCCGCTCGGTTTTTGACTTGGGTGGTGGTCCTCCGCTTTTCATTTTGGTGTGCTCCGGTTGATGATTCGTTCCAGTAAAGGCTCCAGCTTATAGGCACGCAGACGGTTGTCAACACACCCCTGCTGGTGCCGTCTGGCGAACATCACCCAGGGCATCGGGTGCGGGATCATGCCAATGAGGCTGTACAGGTTGCCCACGTAAAGCCAGACAAACCAGCAGTCGGGGTGTGGCTCCCATGCAGGTGTGCAGCCTTCTGTGACTGCATCTTTCCTGCACGGGAACCCCCATAACTCCGACCCGTCAGCGGCAATCAGACGGTAGCCACCCGCAGCCATGACCTGTTGCAGATCGTGGTCGTGCTCTGCCTGATCACCGTCAAACAGGTCCAGCGCAGTCATCAGATGCCAGAAGTGATGACGCGCAGGCAGCGCAGGATCGTCTCTGCAACCTCGGTGGACGCTATGCGGATGAATGCTTCAGCAAGCAGTGCGCCAATGATGATGCCCCCAGCTACGAGGGCAAACACTTTCTGCGGTGGGGTGTGTTCGGGTGGTGTGCTCATGCCGTTGTCATGGTGACGGTGACTTTGCCCTGCCCTTGTCCGGCAGGTGATGTGATAAAATGGTGCCCTGTTTCGTCTGCGTCAATACGCAAATGCGTCTTCACTCTGTGCAGTGCCAGTGCCTCGGCAAAGTTGCGGAAGCCGTCAGCAGCGTGAGAGCAGATGTCATGCACGGGCAGGTTCACCACCTTCTCCCCCTCCACCGCTGGCTTGGTCCGGTAGTTCTCCAGTCGGGCAAACCCACTGGGGTATTCATTGCCCTCGGGGTCTTTGGGCTTCTGGTCGCAGCGGCTGTGGAACCAGCACTTGGGCAGCAGTCGCCTCACTGCCTCGATGCCCGCCCACACGTCCGGTGTCCGCGGCACCACCACGATCCTCTTGCGGTCGATGCCACACTTGGCCAGTGCCTCCACGTAGGTCACACCACCACCCTTGTCGGTGATGTTGGCATCGTGGGGCAGCAGTATCTGGGCGATGATCCCATACTCCTGCTCCCACTGGAGCACCTGCTTAGCGACGAACGCTGCACCCTTGGTGTCTGGATCACCCTCACCAAACTTGCAGTCGATCACGTTGTGGTCCGCACCCGCTGGTTGGTGCAGCCACATGGCGATGTTGTCCGATGAGCCAAGGTCGGTGGAGACGAAGAATGGCAGGTGCTTCTCATGGGCAAACTCACGCACCCGACCCAGGGATCGGAGTTGGTTGCAGTAGGGGTAAATCTGCCCAGCCACTTTGGTCTTCACACACTCGGCGATGACCGTGGGATACTGCTGCCACATCAAGTCGCCCAAGCTCTCATGCTTCTTCTCCCACCACGCTCTGCGCTCGTTGGGCACCACGCCATCAGCCCAGTGCTTCTTGATTTCCTCGGGATACTCCTTCTGGATGCGCTCAAAGTAATCAATGGTGCTCTGCTTCGACGGCTTCTTCTGCGACAGCTTGTAACTGGGGTGCCCCAGCCATGAGAAGAAGTGCAGCTTCCAGTCCATCTCGGTCATCTCCTCCAGTTGGGTAGCCTTCTGCGCCTGCTCAAAAATGGCGTAGCACTCACCGATCCGCCCACCCTCCATGGTTGTCTCCACGTCGATCTTGCCCGTCTTTGGCACCGACCCCATGGACCCCCGCTTGATGTCCACTGCCACCCGCGCATCCTTGGCAGCGATGGGTCCATACTCCGAGACGTGCAGCCTGAACGGCGTCTTGCCCGTGTAGCGCACACCAGCAGACTGAATGGAGCCATTGCGCCACACCAACTTGCTCGATGAGGTTGTCCGACCCAATGGGTTAGTGGCGTGGATGCGTTGCCAGATGAGCTTGATGCCCTCGTTGGGGTGGTTCAGCGGTCCATTGTCCCAGGCGAATCGGGCGATGGCGAGTTTGTCCTTTGCATCCTCCTCCTTCATGTCGATGTGACCACAGCGGAAATTGCCTTTGGAGGCAAACAGGCAACTGTCAAGGTAGTCCAACACAATGAAGGTGCTCATGCCCAGCTTTCGTGCCTTGGGCACAAAGTTCAGGTTGTGCCTGTTGGTGGCAAACTCCCTCTGCTCGGGGCGCATCTTGAAGGGCACAGTGTTGCCATCCTCATCCAAGATCACATACAGGTTGTCCATCCTCCACATGTAGTCAGCCATCATGGACTTGATCCGCTCCATGTTCTCCGGTGTCGCAGCGTTGCGGAGTCGTTGGTTCTCCTCCTTGGTCCTGAACATGGGTTCTACGAGTCGCTCCACCAAAGGTATGGCTTCTTCATGTTTTGGCACACCCCTGGTCTTGGGGAAGGAGAACAGGTCGGAAAGGGAGACTGGGGGTGGCTCAGGGAGAGGGGGCTGGGCTGTATTTTGGAGGTTGCCTCGTAGCCCCTCCATGTGGCTAGCCACATCAGCAATTACCCTATCAGATTTTTTTATTTTTTGGCTAGCCGCTTTAGAATTGGGTTGGGGGTGATCATATGTAGGCGATGGGTCTTCTTGTGTGTGCGCAAGGCCGGGGGGTTCCCCCTCCCCCACCCCTCTGAAATCGTGCTGAGGTTCTGCTCCGAATAGGTCCGACAATGTGATGTTCATATACTGTTCAAATGAGTAGTGGTTAAGTGCCAACTATGCACTACACGTTTTGTATGTAGTTATTAATCGGCTGTTTCAGCTCCATCGGCTAAGCCCATTAAGGCACCTAGCATGGAATCAATCTCCGGCGCTGGCGTAGTAGCTTCTTTGCTCCGTCGTGACGCTGCGGCCCCACTGAATTCGTCGTCTGCCTTGATAGCTGCGAGCTTATCGGGAAGCGTTAGCTCCATAGTCTCAACGGCATTCCCCTCGCCATCTATGCGCCTCGTGACCTTGATCTTTTGCACCAAGTGCGGCTTATCCCTGATGGCGTTGCGCGGGTCCTGCCGCACTACATCTGCGAGAAATTGCCGTCGCTCTATTTCGTCCATCAGGTGCGCCGACGATGACGGTGCACGCTTTGCCGCAAGATACGCATGGGCCTCAGGTGTAGCTAATAAGCGCATCGCTCCACTGTTTGCAGCGGTATAGGTGACATCTGGAAATATGGCTAGCCACGCTTTCACGCCAACCATGCCATTACTGGCATATTCGTCCAGAACCGCTTTCTCCCTGGCAGTTAATTCACTCATTTCTAAAATAGATCGTTGACGCTAGGTACCTTAATTTTCGGCGCTTCCGCCATGGGTGCTTGACGCACCGGGCAAAGCCTTTCCGCCTCATTAGTGCTAATGCACCAAAACTGAATTGCTTGCTCCAATGCTTGCCTAGTGGATAGTCCTTTTTGCTTGGCACGTATCTTGAATGTCTCGCCTATTAACTGGCGGACCCTCACATTTAATTGCGGTTGTCGGTTTCTTCCCATAAGCAGCTAGCCACAGTTTCACCATGGGAGCTTGACGCACAACTCCTTTCCTTTGCACCACAAAGTCTAATTACTGGAATGCTCGCCTCTCATTTGTGAGAATCCTACAATTACTAGAATCCGCTGTTTTACATGTTCACCTGAACACTAAAATGGCTAGCCACTACATCAGACCCAACGGCTAGCCACAGAATCACTTTAAAAGTAGCTAGCCACTACCCATTTTCCTATAACCACTATAACTTTGTCCTAATGACCTATTGAAAAGCCCTCACAGGATTGGAAAAAAAGAAAAAATGAAATGAATTTTAATGAAAAAAAGGAAGCAACGGTCAACCCTAGATAGGTCAATGGGACGGCGATTCATGGCAATTATGATAATTCGACAATCGGTGGTCCGGTGGTTCGGTGGTCCGGTGGTCCGGTGGTCCGGTGGTCCGGTGGTCCGGTGGTCCGGTGGTCCGGTGGTCCGGCGATACTCTGCAAAACAAAGTGAAAATAATGTGGTTCGGTGCTTTACTTTGTTATCCTTTTGGATATATTAGCGACGCTATGAAAAATACTCTCTTAGACATCTGGTTTCTCCTCACTGAAGATTTCCTTCCGCTCATTGCCCTGGCCGCTGGCTTTGCCTATGTCGGTTGGATAATCAATTTTATTGTCATCGCCTACAACACAATACCGCAACATTAACCTAACATAACCTGCATATGAAACTAAACCTAAATCAACCGCCCCTCACTACTCGCCAAGAAATTTATCGCGCAAGTGCAACGCTTGCACGATGGGAAAGCAAAGCTTCTCTGTGGTCCCACGCGTATGGATACGGTGCCAACGATGGCACCACTTACAAAGCATTTCGTTTGCGTCGCAAATGGGCGGCATCAGACACTTGGTATAATAACCGCAATCTGCACCCTATGCAGATAGCATGGAGAGAAGCAAGCCACCAACTACGGTTGGACATCCAGCAAGCTAGCGAGAGGCTTTCGCCTCGCCAGTACTTCCGCCGTGAACTACGGGACCGCGCACCTGTCTTTGTGCAAGGCGTTGGCGCGCCATTTGACGCTGAGACTGTCATCTTGCAAGCATGGCACAAAATGAGCGCAGACCGTAACAGCGCCAGCATGGAGCGAGTGAAAGACTGGCTAGAAAACAGAACTGGAAACGAGTATATCGAGTGTGAAGATGGGAAGCTTGTGCTGTCTGACGATGCTCACTATTGCGAATTGTCAGGTTGCTACTATTCAACCGACGACGAATTCGTCACATACTACACAAGCGGGCATCGGTTCGTTGAAAACTCAGGCCATGAGGACGCAGTAAAGCGCAAGTGCTTTTTATGTGAACGTTCTGACGAATGGTTTGATAGGCATGATTTCTCCAGGACCGATGTTGACGGTGAAACGGTCTGCCATGAATGGTATGAAGACGAGATGTTTTATTGGGACTCCGACGGAGAATATCATTGGGACCCGGAGCCAGAGGACGACGACGACGACGACGACGCAAGGGGCCGTTCCAGCTACCATAGCAACCCGAGGCCTAAGGCATGGTTGCAAGCCAGCAAAGCCTATGGTGTGGAGAATGAGGTAAACTGTGAGGATATGGAGGACTTTTGCTCTGCTCTTGATGGCTCTGGCCTATTCACCGAGGAAGACGCCAGCCTTGATTCAAAAAAAGGAGTCGAAGTAGTTGGCGGACCATTTACTCTGGAACAATATCAAACCCGCTCTACATCCTGGGAAGCATTCTATGAACGTGTCCCCCTCGACAACGTCACCGGGCATGGTGCCGGCACAGGATACGGGATGCACGTAAACATGAGCAGAGACCATTTCACGAGCACCTTTCACTTGTCCAAGTTTACTGTCTTGCTCAACCAGATGGAGAAATTGTGCAAGTGCATTGCACAACGTAGCAACGTCTATCAAGGCAGTTACAAGACTCGATGCAAAGTTACAAAGCAGGTAACGACTGCAAAGTTTGAACCTGTGAACGTATCAGACAATCGGGTGGAAGTGCGTATCTTCCGTGCCAACGCAAAACCCGAACGAATGATCAAAAATGTTGAGTTTTGTGACGCGGCTAAGGAGTATGTCAAGCTCGCCAGCGTCCAAGACATTAGTGACGAAACTAAAGCTACGGAAGTCTTCCTATCATGGTTGGACATTCCAGCGCACCGCACAAGCTATCCTGCACTTGTCGCCTTCCTAGGCGAGCAATGGAGCGGAAAAGAGCAATGGAAGAAAAAGGCTGCACCAAACACAACGCCAACCAATAACTCGGACGCCGAGTAACAAGTAAAGACAGACAACAAATAACAATCAATTACCGAAAAAAATATGTGCCTACTAATCGTAAAACCCGCTGGCGTTTCCATCCCGAAACAAGAACTAATCCATGCATCATTTGCTAATCCCCATGGAGCCGGGATTGCATGGAGCGACGGCAAAAAAACCCGCATTGCCAAAAATGCAAAATGGGATGGCTATGACATCGTGCAAGCACTAGAACCGCTCCATGATAAGCCAGCCCTGATTCACTTCCGCTATGCAACGCACGGTTCACAGAATGATGCTAATGCGCATCCTTTCAGCCTCCCGGCTGGATACGTTGCCGCCCATAACGGCATCATCCACGGCATCAAGTGTGGAGAGGATGAATCAGACACAAGGGCTTTTCTTCGTCAATACGTCGCACCTACTTTGCAGCTTTGGGGGAAGTTTCCGAAAGGCTCCATCGAGAACCTCGCCACGTTGCACGGACCCGGAAACAAGATCGCCTTCCTTGCTCCATCTGGTGACTACTCCATCACTAATGAGGGGGCGGGTTTTTGGGATAATGGAGCATGGTTTAGTAATGCAAACCACAGGTGCATTTCATCCTATGACGAAATGGACGGCGAGAAGCCCGAGATAATAGACGTGCGGGATACTAATTCACTACGTTGTGACTACTGTGGCTCGCTTCTCGCAGGCGAGTTTAACGTGTTAGACGACGCGTCTTTTTGCTGCCTTGATTGCCAAGGTTACACCTTCCCAGACGATAGGGGGCTTTCCCTATGATGACTGGTAGAGCCGTTTTCGCCTTGGCAGTTTTCGCCGCTATCCAGGTTATTTTCTGGCTAGCGGGCTACTTCCTCAACGCTAACAAATAGAAACAGACAACAATATGAGCGCAAAAAGACAAACGCTACAAACAGCAATTCGCGAATTACTTAATCCCTCGCAGGAATACAACGTGCTTGGCCATGAACTGTGGAGGGATGGCAACGGATGGAGTTCAAACGATAGATTCTATTTAGCACGTAACGCCAGCGTTGAACGTGTCTTGGAAGTAGCAAGGGGGAGATGGGAGATATTCAAGGTCAACTATTGCAGCAATGCCAGAATCAAAGACTTGGCAGACATCGGATACGATGGCGATCTATACCTTGAATGCGCGTATCTGCCTTTCTTGGACATCGTGAAATCCAAGTAAGCCATTAACCAACGTGAAGCCCGCTAGCCTAACAGCTAGCGGGCTTTTTTTTGCGTGCACCGTAGCACCGTAGCACCGTAGCACCGTAGCACCGTAGCACCGTAGCACCGTAGCACCGTAGCACCGTAGCAC